TGGTTGTTGACCAGCAGCGCGAAGGCCTCGCCACTCTCTGCTCGGGCCAGCCGCATGGTGCGGAGCTTGCCGGGGAGGTCCACGGCCCGCGACCATTGATCAAACGCGTCCTCGATGCGGGCGTTGGCTTCGGCATCGTCGGTCAGCATCTGCAGCCGGGGACCGGTGCCGATGGTGTCGTTGGCGAGGGTCAGGACGATGCCCTTGGCGTAGGAGTTGTTGGCGACCTCGTATCGGGCGCGGTTGCGGAGGACGCGCCGCACCTCCGGGTTGATCGCGGCGTTGGGCGAAAGGCCGTCCGCATTCGCCCAATGCTTGCGGTTCTCCGGTGTGGTCTTGGCTGAGTCGAACTTGGCGACAACCACACGACGGCCGCCGCGCGCTCCGCCTCCGTGCGGAGCACGCGACGCCGCCGGGGAGGGAGAGGCGGTCTGCGTCCCGCGACCGACCCGGCTCATGATGTTGGCAATGGCTTTCAGCATGGGCGGGTCAGACAGAACCGGGGGGGACGATCTTGGCGAACTTGATGCCGAGGCCGGGCTTCCTCGCGGCGGCCTTGGACGCGAGGTAGCGGTCGGCCTCGATCTGGTCCTTCAGCGGGTGCTGCTCGACGGACTGGCCGTCGACGGACGCCTTCGCGGGCTGAGAGGCAGCGTCGCGGAGCGACTGATCGGGATCAGGGGTCGGGTCCGGCACGATGCTGGGGCCTCCTACCACTCTTCTCGCATCGCCGTCGCTCTGATCACGACGAGCGTGCTTCAAATGACACATGTTGTTCCACCGGTAGACCTCGGGCGTCGAGTTACCCGCCGAGCCGCTCGGTCGTGGTCACGCGTCGACCGCAGTGACGGCACTGACGTCGCCGGCGGATGGACCCGGCAGGCGTCGCACGGGTGTAGAGCACCTCGAAGTGCCGACACCCGCAGCTAGGACAGACCAGCCCTTTCGGCTTTGCATCCGGATGTGCCAACGGCTTCGTCGTCATCGCGATCGCTCCTTCAGCGCCGAGAGCTTCAGCCGCGGCCGAGCGACGATCGTGGCATCCGTGCCAAAGAGCACTGCACCCTGCATGGACGCGGCGACCGCAGTGCCTACCAACCCGTCGAGCCAGTGATTGTCGAGCCCTTCGACACGGAGCTTCCACTCGTCCACGGTGCGGCCGCGGCCCTCCGTCCGCACGCGGTACTCGCTGGTGAGGTGTTCCGACAGCAGGCGGTGTGGCTCGGGTTTCTGGCCGAACAACGAGAGACCTCCGGGATCGCCCATCGGCACCGCCAGCCTGGCATGCACAAAGGACTTCCAGTAGTTCGTGTCGAACAGGACATGCCGCACCGCTCGCTTTCCGGTCACAATCGGCACGCGCCAGTTCAGCCCGACCCGCTCGCCGCGCTTCCGCTTGTAGTCGCTGAACGGGAGGCTGCTCGCACCGACATAGCGTCCGTGGCTGGGCGTGAGCACGCTCGCGTGCGGGCTCTGGCGACAGAACTGATAGACAACATCCGTGGAAGAACCCCAGTTGGCGTCGATCAGGCATCGATCGATCCGGACCATCGCGCCGTCGTCGCGCCGCCACTCGCGAGCAACCGTCGCCTCGATGAGACGCTCCAGTCCGCCGTAGATCGCGCCTTCGACGCCGGCGCGGGGCGACGCGGCCGCAAGCGTCCGGCGCACATCCCGAAGCGTGAAGTACGCCTGCTTCTGGTCCGGCTCGGTGCCATAGTCGATGATGTGCCCCGTGAAGTCGTCTTCCCAGGCGGCAACGAGGTAGAACAGTGCCTTGCCCTGCACGTCCACGAACATCGTCAGGTGTGAGCACCCGAGTGGGACAAGCCCGCGGGCGTGCCCGTTCACCTTCGCTGCGATCTGGTCGGCGCTCAGAAGGTCGTCCGCGACCTCAACCTCCGGCAGCGGCTCGTTCTGGTACTCGGCGAAGAATGCGGCCTCGTTCTGCAGCCGCAGGTTCATCGCGTGCTGCACCGCCGACAACTCGTCGTGGTTGAACCGCTCCGGCCAGGCGATGACCGCTCCCTCATCCATCGCCGTCCGGTGCTTGCCGTAGAACGCCGTGGCATCGATGATCCCCCGATCGGCGCGAAGCCCCTCGGCCCGCACGCGGGCGTACTCGGCCCAGAGCTTCTCGCTCTTGGGGAACGAATAGACCATCTTGGTCCGCTCGCCCTGCCATTGCGGGTGCTTGTCGCGGTCGAGAATGCGGTCCGCCAAATCGTCGGGGCGGACCACCGTTAGCGTCATCAGGCCGGCGATCTTCCGTCCGGGCCCGGCCATGCCCAGGATCGCGCCCGCGAGAATGCGCTCTCGGTTGGCGCACTGCGAAGGAGAGCGGGCGCTCTCGTCGGTCTGCGGGTCGTCGATCAGCACGAGCGACGGGCGGACGCTCACACCATCGACACGCTTGTGCTTCATGCCACGGATGCGGCCCGTGATCCCCGCGACACGGATGATCGCCCCCGATGCTGCGGAGCCCGGGATCGTGGGCAGCACGATCTCTCGCGCGGTCCACCCGATGTGGGTCTGCTTGCCTTGGTAGAGCTGCCCTGAAGCCCGCTGGTGGATGCCTTCGAGCGAGCGGATCGGGTGGCAGACCTCTGGGAAGTCGCCGCCGAGGATCTCGCTGTTCTCCAGCTCCGCCTTGATCGAGTCCAGCATCCCCGCCGCGTGCTCTTCGTCCGACCCCACGAGCGCCACGAACTCCCGGTGCCCGTACACCAACGCCCACAGACACGCAATCTCGCAGAGCGAGGTCTTGCCTGAGCCGCGCGGCATCGCCATCGCAAACAGCCCGCCCTCGAGCACCGCCTGTTCGATCTTGGCGATGACCTTGAGATGGTCATCCGACCACTTCAGGTGAAACGTCTGCGGGAAGTACGCCTCGCAGAAGTACCGGAAGTCCCGCGCGGCTCGATCTCGCCTGGCCGGGTCCGCAACCGACGGCAGATCACCAATGTCCCGTCCTGACAGCGAGAGCATCGCGTTGCGGAGCCGGGCACGCTCCTTCATCGCGTCGTAACCCGTCAGACCTTCGGGCGCATTGGCAGCATCGGCGATCGCCTCGTGCCGCGTGGTCGCCAGCCACGCCACGTATCGGAACAGATCAACCTTGCCCGCATCGCCGTCGGCCGCGACGCGGAACCCGGCGCGCGTGCGATGCCGGTGGAGCTGCCGCTCGCTGATCACCTCGCCCAGCGTCGTGCTGTTGAGCAGCCGCGCGAGTTCGCCGGGCTTGAGTTTGCGCGGGTCAATCGCCACCTGCGGACATCTCCTTCACGAGCCACGCGGCGTAGTGCACGAGGTTGACGCTGCCGTCGGCGTTGGTCGGCGCGCCCGCATCGATGTCGGCGCGGAGCATCGCTTCGGTCACGGGCTTGCCGCCAAGCCGGGTGAGCACGCGGGCGGCGTCCGCCACGGGCATCGCCGCCGGGTTGAGTCGAGACAGTCCCTGTCCTCCAACCGCTGGCTGGGAACTAGGCGCGTGTTCGGGAGTCATCGCGGACCTCCCGCGCGAACTTGCCCACATGGGCGGAAGAGTTGCCCACATGTCGCAGAATCATCGAGAAATGCAGCCCCAACGCCTTGCCTGTTGGCCAGATGCCGACGAATGTGTGTCATACGCGAGCGGGATGGCCGCACGCGACGGAGACCACGACGATGAACGCCAAGAAGACCACCAAGACCAGCCTCGACGGGATCAGCAAGCAGAAGGCGCTCGACGCCGAGATGGAATGGGCCAAGGTCGAGCTCTTGCTCGAAACGCTGGATACCCGCAAGAGCGACGGCCTCGACTTCCACGAGATCCCGGTCTGGTCGATCCGCGACCTGGTCCGCCACGCCTTTGAGGCCGGGTACCACGAGGGCCTGCACACGGGTTACCGCCAAGGGCGAACGGATGCGTGCCGCGAGGCGGCACGAGAAGAGGCCCCGACAAGCCCGCGAAATCCTGAACTGCCGACGACCTGAAGCCCGCGAAATGCGGGCTTCTTCGTTTACCGACCAACCCCAACGACGAGAGGTACCAGTATGAGCAAGCGCACAACCAAGACCACGAAGCCCGAACCCACCGCCGCCGAGGCCTACGCAGCGAGGCGCAACGACATCGCCCGCCTGATGGACGTGCTGCAGATGGAACTCGACAAGCACGCCGAGGGGGCGAAGGCCGACCCACGCAACTGGGGCTTCGCGGGAAGCCTCGGGAAGGTCCGCAGCGACCTGATCGACCTGGTCGGATTCCTCAGCAACATGGACCCCGAGAACGTCGAGGCATTTCTGAACGACGCCGAGTAACCGCCACCACGGAGACACGCCATGAAGATCAAGCACATCGTCATCGAGGGCAGCGAGGAAGACATCACGGTGCGAGCCACGGCCGACGGCGCGACCGCGAGCGTGGTCCGCATGAGCCGCGCGCAAGGCCGCTTCGACAAGGTCATCGCCGAGTTCCGCCGCGACGAGAGTCGCGAGGCGAGGTACGCCAAGGCCTGCATCGTCGCCACGCACGTATACGGGACCGACCGCCACGGACGCCCCGCCGCCACCAACTCGATGATCCACGACGTGATGAATGAGATCGAGCGAGTCGCGGGCTGCTGACACGCACCACGCGGCGTCGCGGGAAACCGCGACCGCCACGCTTCCCCGCCGCGATGTGCGACGGGAGTTCCAACCCCCAGTTCGGAGATGACCATGAGCACGAAGACGAAGAAGCCCGCCAAGCCCCGCACCCCCCGCACCCCGAAGATGTCCAAGAGCGCCGCCCGCGCCGAGGGTGCCGCCAAGACAGACCGCCTCCGCAAGGCGGCGCTCGCGGAGATCAACGACCGGTTGGAGGGCGGGAAGCAGGACCACGAGGTCCCCAGCGACAAGGAGGTCGCCAACAACGCGAACCTGGGCGCGGCCGCCAAGAGCAAGAAGTCGAAGGGCGAGAAGACCCCCGAGACGCCAAAGGCTGCGAAGCCCGCGAAGGAACCCAAGCCCAAGCGCGTCAGCGCCCTCGACGCGGCGGCGCAGGTGCTCGCCGCGAGCGAGGTGCCGATGCGGGCCAAGGAGATGATCGCCGCGATGGAGGCGAAGGGTCTGTGGAC